CGCTTCCCAAGTGAACACTTGGTCTTGCGTGCAGAACACCGCAAGGCTTTCCGCACTCCAGCTATCAAGCATCTGGTTGAGCGCCAGAATGTTGTCTTGGTAGACGGCTTCGGGCAATACGTTACCCGAAGCGGTCAGCCCCAATAGCCGGTGCGCCCCGTTCAGCAGTTCCCGGACGGTGGCCATTTAGCCTCCCATCGCCGCTTGCGGGACAGCCCCCGTGTCGGTGTAGATGTTGGAGTTGGGTACGTTGCCGACCTTGGAACTCGGCAACTTCTGGATGTTGGTGCGAATGAGGCCATCCAAATCCGTCTTGAGGTTGGCGACCACTTCCTGCGACACGCGGGTGCCAAACTCCGGCGCCAACTCAACCGCAAGCGACAGCTCAAGCAACCGCTGATAGCCGGGCGGAAGGTACTGCGACGTGGTGAGCGTGGCGTACTGACCGATCATCTTCTCGGCCTTGAGGAAGATGGACACCGCAGCGTTCGGCGTCGGGTAGAGGATGACGCGGCCATACGGCGCGTCCGGCCGGTAAAGCAACTTGGTCGGCGTGCCCGTAGTCGCCTTGGTGGCGATGTTCGTCCAGAACTGCTCGGTGATAAGGCCAAGCGGCGTGTCCACGTTGCTGATGCGGACGAACGCGCCGACGATGCGGATGGGGCGGTTGGTGACGAAATCGGCCGCCGGCACTACGCCAGGCTCATTGCCGATAGTGTAGGTACTCTGCCCGTTGACCGTAGTGAACTGCTCGGCCAGCGTGGCGAAGTAGTATTGCGGGTTGGCGGAGTACGAGTCGATGACGGAGTTGAGGCTGTACAGGGAGTCCTGCGCCTCCGCAGCCGTGGGCGCCTCGCCCGAGGCCAGTACGCCCAACAGACGCATGGACTTGTAGATGATGTCCTGCGCATTGACAGCCATGAATCAAACCTCCGGGGATCGGCGCCTGCGCTTACCCTCAAGATTGTTGGCGACCTCGCCTTCCGTTTCCGGCGGCGGGTCGTCGGGATTGTACTGCACCCACCCGTTACGCAAGTCGGCGGCCATTTCCATTTCGGAAATGGCCACCTTGTTGCCGTGCCGCGGGTGGCGCAGGTAGAAGTGCATCAGGCCGGCGCGATGACGAGCGCGTAGACCGGGACAGTCACCGTGTTGGCGAGCGTGCCGGTAGCCGCAGCGCGAACACGCAACCGATCACCGCGCGCGACGACGAGATTCGCCGCCGTGCCGTTCAGCGCCAAGTCACGGCGACCGTTGGCGACCAGCGCCGAACCGCCCGTGACCTGCGTGGTGTTCGCAGCCGTAGCCGCAAGCACCGCCGTCGAACCCGCGCCGGCTTGGCCCAGGTTCGTGATGCTGAACGTGATGAAGTTGGTGTTGTTGGCCGCCAACGCATCCGCGCCCGAAAACATCGCCGCCGTAATCACGCCGTTGAAGGGCGCGATGATGGCGTTGTCGGTGTTGCCGGTCGTGGCCACGGTAACGCTGTGCGTCTGCACCACCGCACCCGCAAACAGACCGTTCTCGGTCAGCGCAGCGGGGGCGATAGTGGTGCCAGACTCAAGTGCCGGGTCAGCGTATGCAACGCCAACAGGCTTGGAATTGGGCATCGAAGTTCTCCTAGAAAGGAGCGGCCCCCGCGTCGATTAGACGCAGGGGCCGCAAGCCGTTACACGCGGTAGGCGACCCAAGTACCGTCAGTCACCTTGCGAGCGCGGTAGCGCCCCGAAGTGCTGATGGCAACCGTGGCCGAACCCACAACCGAGAAGCCCGTGCCGCCGTTGAGCGTCACCGCACCCGAGGCCGAACCCAGGTTGACGATGACGAACTCAAACGCCGAGTTGGCGCCCATGTTCGGCTCCGCCGCGTCCATGAGCGCAGCGGTGGGCAGCGTAAAGCCGACCGCCGAAGCGTTGGTAGACGTGATGAGGCCGTTGACGAGATCGCTCGACACAAGGGTGACAGTCGTGCCGGTGTAGGCGACGGGAGCCGCCTGCGGCGAAAACTGCACTTCATCCGGGTTGCCGGTGCCGACCTGGTATCCACCAGCGCCATTTGCAATAGCCATGTTTGAAAACCTCCTGAAAGGGTTGGTGGATTAGCCCCAGACGCGGGTGGCGAGCTGCGGGCGGATGACTCCGTAACCGTACAGCACGTCGATGCGGCAAGGCATCCGGTCGTTGTTGATGTCGTACTGGCGCACGATACGCAGGCTGATGCCGTTGTGAACCTGCCGCGAGGCCATGTCAACGCCCTGCGGGAGCAGGAGGTCGGCGGTGGCGAACGAAATCGCGTCCTTGTGGTACGCGAGGTTCTGCGGGTAGCTGGTGCTGGCGGCACCAACGAAGGTCACGACGGCGCTGTTCTGCGGGAACGAATCCACGGTGGCAAGCGGGTGCGACGAGGTGAAGATAGCCGGGCTGATCTTTACGTTCGTGAACGCGCTGGCCGCAGCCGTGTTGGCTTCGGTCACGACGAACTGCTGGAGCGAGCCGGTCGATTCGCGGGTCTGCGGGTTGACCGCAAACACGTTGGCGATGGTGAACACATCGCCCACCGCAAGGGTGTGGCCGGTCGTGCCGTTGAACGAAATGGTGCTGGCGCCCTGCGCCGACACCGTGCCGTTCACCGTGATGCTGCCCGAACGGGAACCCGTCACGAACTGCTTGATGGACTGCGACATGCCGATTTCGTCGAAGCCGAGGATGCCCTCGCCCATCATGCCGCCCTTGAACTGCTTGCTCACGGTGCTGACGGGGTTGAACAAGCCCTTCATGCCCTCGACCAAGCCGGCGTTGGCAGCCGGGTTGACCGTGAGGTAGCGCGGCGACATCGGCGCAGCGGCCTCGTTGAGCTTCTGGTTGGCCTGGAGCAGAACCAGCGAGGTCGCAGGCGTCGTGCCGGGGGTGCCGACCGACTGGTAAATGCCGTTGTAGGCGTTCGCCACATCGGCGTCCACGCTCGACGCAAGCTGCGAGATACGCGGCTTGAGGACGCGCTCCGCGAAGTCATCCAACGACAGCGCAAGCTCGGCAGACGTGAAGTTCACGCCGACGTGCTTCTGGCTGGACACGGTGAGCGAGGTGAACTGCTCGTTGTCGGACTGCACCTGAAGGGCAGCACCGTCCGTCACCAGCGCACGATCCGGGAGACGGATGCGCAGGGTCGAGCCGATCTTAGCGCCTTCGACGGCGAACGAGTCGTCGTACTGGCGGTTGACGTTGCGGGTAATCACCAGGTTGTTCTCAAGGATCTCAAGAGCCTTGCGGGTGATCATGTCGATGGTAAGCAGTGAATTTGCCACGGATGTCTCCGAAAGTAAGGGTTAGCGGTTCCGCGCTTCCCACATCTTCTGCTGCCGCAGGCGCTCGGCTTCAATCCACTCCGACGTACTCATGTCCTTGATGGAACGAGGGTCGGTCGTGTCTCTCGCCGGCGCGCCTGTCGTCCGCGCCGTTACCGGCGTGATGGGGGGTGGCGCACTGGTCGTCCTGCGAACCGGGGCGGGGTTGTCAGCCAACTTCGCTTCGATTCGCCCAATCTCTTTGGCTTGCAGAAACGGTGCCAAGCGGGAGATACGGTCGGCTTCCTTGGGGTTAGACCCAAGGTAGTAGGCCACATCGGGGCCGACATCGGACGCCTGAATCGTCTCGGCCATCACGGTCGTGATTCGCAGCGAGGGGTTGTAGGCGACTTGCTCGAAGTCGTCGTACTTGTCCCGCGCCGATTCCTCACGCTCCTGATACGCCGAAAGCCGGTCAATGCGTTCGCGTTCAGCCTCGCGTTGGGCGAGAAGTTCCGCGGCTTTGCGTTCGGCCAAAGCCTCCGCATACGCCTCGGGATCCTCGTCCTTGGGCGGCAACGGCGCGTCGGCTCGGGGAGCCTCGGGTGCCTTCACCGCCTGTTCGCGTTCCCACTTGCGCCGTTCACGCGCAAGCCTCTTACCTACCGCCGCGTCCAGTTCCTCTTGGGTAAAGGTCTTGGAGGCAGGTGTTTCTTCCGGCTTTGCCGCCGCAGGGGCAGCAGCTTCGGGTTCCGGGGTCGCCGTGACTTCCGGTTCCAGCGCGGGTGTTTCCGCTACAACTTCATTCTCAGACATGTGGTGATCCTTGCGAATCCCTGGTCAACCGGGCCAGTACGGGGTCGATACTATGCCACTTGTGGCACAGGTGCAACTAGTATGCAGATCCAACGCCCGCTTCGGGCGTTCTAAAATACTCTCCGACGCCGATAGCTACGAAGGTGCCCCCCACCAAGATAGCGACGGAGGGGCAAAGGTCGGTATCAAATGCGCGTATGAACGTCTGCACGACTTACTCCCAAATTATCGCAAGGCGGTATATCGGCGTGGTAGACCCGGTTGATGGGTCATTAACCGCGCCACTAGCGTTGCACGCGGGGAGGGCTATAAAAGTTCTTAGCGCCGCGCCAATCGGGTTAGCCGAAAAAGTGACTCCCGAAGCAATTTCAGAGGTAAACACCGTGCAAATTCCAAACTGCGGAACAACTCTAGGAACGGTCGTAGACAGCGGAACAAAGTGCGTAAAAAACTGCGGCAGCCCTCCGATAAGCGAAGATGTTATCGTGAACGGCACGTAGCAAAATGATTTGTCCGTAGTTGTTGCAGTTGAGATATTGTTTTGTATATCAACGCCTTGGCATTGCGTAAGCTGAGTAATCGCAGACGTAGACTTTGCATACACCGTATACCCCTGCGTTGTAGGGGTAGTGCTAGCGTCAACAGTACGGGAAACGCAGAATAGCGCCAGTGACCCCGCACTACCCGATGGGTTCGCATCGGGGTTAGCAACGGCAACATACCCAACAAAGCCAAAAAATGCGTTGTTAGGGTCGCGGGTAAGAAAAGACCGACGAGAACTCCCGTTTGGGGTGGAAGCTAAAGACGCCGCGCCTATAACTGTATTTGCGGAAGTAGCCCCCGTCAGCGTGCCTGCCCCGCTGCTCCCCGTACCCACCTGCACACGCAGTGCTATGTTGAATGAGTTAGCGGCGGTACCGTACTCCCACTTCAAAAAAAGCGACGAATCAGGAAAACGCCAAATTTCGTACCCTGCGTAAGTGTTAATTGCCGGGCGCAAAACCGTCGTCCAATTGATTTGCCCCGTGTCTGCGGTCTGTACGAGTCCAACTTGCGCAAGGGACGCAGACAAGTCCGAACCCCACGCCCTAAAGTCGGCGTCGTTGGCGTGGTTAATCGGGAAATCCCATTGTTTGACGGGCATATCAAATCCTCAGTACGCAAAGCCGATGCCGGGATCGGGCTGGAAGAACAGATACGACACCGGCAAGACGATGCTCCAGTAGGTGTACGCCGAGGGGTCAGCTCCGCCAAGTATTGGGCTAGCCGCCGACTGCGGTTGGGCAGGAGCGGTAGCGAGGTTGAACGCGGCGAGCATAGCCATCACTTACTCCCAGAGCATAGCAAATGAGTAGGCACTACCAAGCGCGCTCCCTTCCACGGCACTATCGGGGACAAGATATGTGCGCGGTGTAGTGCCTATTAGCGTTGTGGTAAACGTGCTGCCCGCAGGAACTTCGGAAGTAATTGTCGTGGCCGCGTAAGGATTGGGCAGCACCAAGGGAAGCGCAGTCCAATGGATAAAACATTGCGTATCGCTGCCGACGATAGACGAAGTAATGCCCATAGGAATTACTACAAAACTGCCGCCAGTGTTTACGGGGCTAGCAACACCTGTCTGAAAATTGACGGCCTGTACAACCGGATGCCCGGTAAGACTAGTTGTTTTCCAGTATACGGTGACGCCGCGTGAGTCTGGCGCACCGGAACTGTTAGTAGTTCTGGCAACTGCCATCATAGCTACAGGGCCAGCACCACCCGCGCCAAGCCCAAACCTATACCCAACAAACCCAAAAAAACCGTCTTTGTAGACAAGAAAAGACTGGCGGCTTGTTCCGGGGCTATTTAGCGTGCTAGTACTGCCGCTAGCACATACGGTGCGAGCGGATACCGCACCTGTTAGCGTACCCGAACCGTTGCTGCCCTGCCCTACTGTAAGCCACAAACCGGGCGTGCCGGAAGAGTTTCGCGTACCGTACTCAATTTTTAGAAATACGGTTGAGTCGGTATACCGCCAAATCTCGTACCCCGCCGCAGTATCTGTAGTAGTCGGTCTAAGAACCGTAGTCCAATCAATCTGCCCCGTGTCCGCAGTTTTAACCAAGCCTACCTCGGCAAACGATGCGGACAAATCCGAACCCCACGCCCTAAAGAAAGCGTCAGTAGTGTGCTGGATCGGGAAAAACCACGCTTTCGTCGTCACGGGATTTCTTCGACAATCAACTGAAAGTTAATGGCCGTAAAGACGCTTGAGGACTGGAGGTAGAACGTCACCAAGTCCCCGGCCTCAAGGATGGTCGAAGTCCAACCCGTAAAGTTGGTGTTGAACAGCGACGTGCCGCTAGTGATGGTCGGCTTGACCGTCGCACAAATAGACTGCGCAACGGTCGGAAGCACCGGCTTTTGCCGACGCCACACGTCAATCACGCACGATCCGGTGCCGCCCTGCCCGATGATGTTGAGCGAAATAATCTGGCTTCGGTTTGCGATTTCAGTCGTGGCGGCAAGCGGCGCGACCACCGCACCGCCCAATGAAGTCGCCCACACAGCCCCGTGCGAACGACGGCGAACCGGCGTCCACACATCGTTAATTGTCGCCTGTTTGGTCGTGCCGCCCTGCACTACGGCGATGATTTCCGACCCGGTAAGCGGCGTGGTAGCCGCTGGCAAAGATGCGATAAGGATAGGGTTGCTCATGGCTTACCCTCGCAGCTTGGCGGCCATGTCCTGGAAGGACGCGACCTTGGCGTTGAAGGCCGTGCGCTCGGCGTCAAGCTTGGATGCCGCATCGGCAAGCGCCTGTTCCTTGGCGGCGGCGGCGGACTCTCGGGCAGCGACATCGCGCTCTCGGCCGGCGGCCGCGGTTTCACGTGAAACAAGCACCGCACGGGCATCCGCCTCAGTACGGTCA